CTAAGAAGAAAATCAGAATCACTACTCATTGAGTGGATAAGGACAATGACTCCTGACGGAGAAGATGCTACCAAGATACACAAGAAAAACTTACACGAGTTTCTTCCTGAACAAACACATCTGTTTGCTAATAACAAACTTATGTTAAGTGCTTATAGTTTGAAGTGGTTTTATAAACGGGTTAAGAAAAATCCTGACCTAACTCTTGGAGATTTAAATGGCTAGAGTACCTAGAAAACCTAGACCTAAAAAAGTAGATGTACCTAAAGGATATGATAGCAAGTGGGAATATGAGATACATCAAACCATTCTTAAAGATTGGAAACATCATTGGGAAAAAGTAGATTACGTTGTTAGTCACAAGTATGAGCCAGACTTCGTAAAGGTAATGGATGATAAGATAATATTGCTTGAAGCTAAGGGAAGGTTCTGGGACCACGCAGAGTATAGTAAGTACATACATGTTAGAGAAGCCTTGAACGAACACAGAGAGTTAGTATTCTTATTTCAAAAACCTTATGCCCCAATGCCACAGGCTAAGAAAAGAAAAGACGGAACAAAAAGAACTCATGCTGAATGGGCAGAGGCAAATAATTTTAAATGGTATAGTGAAGAAACTCTACCCGATACTTGGAGAAATAATGAACTATAAATTTAATGAAGACGAAACAATAAAACAAATTAAAAGATATGTAGATAGCACTTACAACCAACACTATGCTTACGGAGACTATCAAGCTACAGATGTTATCTTTGATAACGGACACGGTGAAGGGTTTTGTATGGGTAATGTTATAAAGTATGCTATGAGGTATGGTAAAAAGAATGGACATGATGAAAAAGACTTGCTAAAAATAATACATTATGCTATAATGGCTATTCATTTACAGGATACAACAGATGATTGAAGATAAGATAGGAACTAAGCCTTACTTAGGAATTGAAATAGACTACGACAAAGAAAAAACCTTTGATAAATTTAGTCTCGACACATTAAAAGATAGATATTTTTGGGAGAATGAAACACATGCACAAGAAGCATTCGCAAGAGCCTCAGTTTACGGAGCAACCTTCAAAGGGAACACAGATTTTGAACTTGCTCAAAGACTTTATAACTACAGTTCCAATCGTTGGTTCATGTTTAGCACTCCTATACTTAGTAACGGGGGTACAACTCGTGGGCTTCCTATCAGTTGTTTCCTCAATTATGTTCCTGACAGCAGGGGTGGTTTATCTGCTCACTATGATGAGAACATATGGTTGGCTAGTTCAGGTGGAGGCATCGGTGGATATTGGGGCGATATTAGGAGCAATGGTGTTTCAACTACTCATGGCAGTCGTTCTACTGGTTCAATTCCATTCATGCATGTCGTAGATTCTCAGATGTTAGCCTTCAACCAAGGCACAACAAGACGAGGAAGCTATGCGGCTTACATGGACATAAGCCATCCGGAGATTGAAGAGTTTATTAACATGAGAAAAGAATCTGGTGGTGACATTAATAGAAAGAATCTTAATCTACACAACGGTATCAACATTACCAACGCCTTCTTACAGGCTGTAGAGAAAGACGAAGACTGGAGATTGATTGACCCTAAATCTAAAGAGGCTGTTAAGATAGTAAACGCTAGAGATATATGGTGGCAAATCATTCATGCTAGAGCAGAGACAGGTGAGCCTTACATGATTAATATAGATACTTGTAACGATGCTTTACCTAAGACACAAAAAGATTTAGGTCTTAAGATTAGACAAAGTAACTTATGTTCTGAAATTACTTTACCTACTAACGAAGAGAGAACAGCTGTCTGTTGTTTGTCATCAGTAAACTTAGAACACTTCGATGACTGGTCAAAGGATGACAACTTCATAGAAGATTTAATAACCATGCTTGACAATGTGCTACAACATTACATTGACAATGCAATAGATACAACACAACTAGGAGACTACAGTGCAAACTTTAAAAGATTTCAAAAATATGTTAGAGAGGGTAAAGAAGGATATACTAAGTCTGCGTATTCGGCATATAGAGAGAGAAGTCTCGGGCTCGGTGCTATGGGCTTCCATGCGTATCTCCAGTCTAAAGACATTCCTTTTGAGGGAATATATGCAACTGGTTTCAATCATAGAGCATTCACCCTTATCAAAGCTAGAGCCAAAGCAGCTACTAAAGAACTGGCTGCCAACAGGGGAGAAGCTCCGGATGTCCACGGCACGGGTAATAGGAACGCTAACCTCATGGCTATTGCTCCTAATGCTAGTAGTGGGATTATATGTAGTGGCACTTCCCCTAGTATTGAGCCTTATAGGGCTAACTGCTATACTCATAAGACTCTCTCAGGTTCGTATCAAGTTAAGAATAAATACCTTGAGAAAGTTCTTAAGGCTAAAGGATTAAAAGGAAAAGAACTAGAAGAAATTTGGAAAGACATCTCGGCTAACGAAGGTTCTGTACAACAGTTAGATATATTAACTGATGATGAGAAAGAAATATTCAAGACAGCCAATGAGATAAATCAGATATGGATTGTAGAACATGCTTACAAAAGACAGCAGTTTATTTGTCAAGCACAATCAGTAAACTTATTCTTTACCCTACCGAAGTCAACAGAACCTCAAGAGATACACGATGCTTATATGCAGTATGTGAGTGATGTTCATTGGTATGGTATGAATAAATTAAAATCGTTGTATTACTTTAGAACTAATGCAGCAAGAAATGTAGAGAATGTTAATGTTAAAGTACCTAGAATAAATTTAGAAGACACTGAATGTCTTGCTTGTGAGGGATAATATGAATTGTTATAACTGTAATAGCGAATTGATATGGGGAGGAGACCACGACATAGAAGAAGAAAACACAGGTTTTATTATGGAGACTAACTTAAGTTGTCCCATATGTAAGTCAGAAATAATAATATATACACCAAAGGATGAGATATGAGTCTATTAAAAACTAGAGATTACTATAAACCGTTTGAGTACCCGTGGATGTACGAGTACTATAAACTACAAAATCAAATGCACTGGATGCCTGAGTCAGTTCCGTTGCACACAGATGTAAAAGATTGGCAGGATATTACACCTGCTGAAAAGCATTTACTTACACAGATATTTAGATTGTTTACTCAATCAGATGTTGATGTTGCTTCGGGCTACATTGATAAGTACATGCCTATCTTTAAGAAACCTGAAGCAAGAATGATGATGAGTTCTTTTGCTAACATGGAATCAATACATCAAGATGCTTACAGCTTACTACTTGATACAGTAGGTATGCCTGAAGTAGAGTATAAAGCTTTCTCAGAGTACGAAGAGATGGCAGATAAGCATGACTATGTTGGAACTTTTAAACCTCTTAAATCTGACAAGAGAACTATAGCTAAAACTCTAGCAGTTTACTCAGCGTTTACAGAAGGGTTACAGTTGTTCTCAAGCTTTGCAATCTTATTAAACTTTCCAAGGTTCGGTAAGATGAAAGGTATGGGACAGATTGTTACTTACTCTATTCGTGATGAGTCAATGCATGTTGAAGCTATGACTAAGTTGTTCAGAGAGTTTATACAAGAGAACATAGAGATATGGACAGATGATTTTAAAGCAGAGCTTTATCAAATTTGTAGAGAGATGGTTGAGCTTGAAGATAAGTTCTTAGACTTAGTGTTTGAGATGGGTGACCTTCCCGGACTAACTAAGAAAGATATGTATGCTTACAATAGATACATAGCTGATAGAAGATTACTTCAGTTAGGATTAAAAACTAATTATGACCAGAAAGAAAATCCACTAGGTTGGATTGATGAAGTCATGGGTGTTGAGCATCAGAACTTCTTTGAAGGTAGAGCTACCTCTTACATGAAAGCAGGACTTAGAGGTAAGCAAGACGGTGTAACTTTTACAAACTTAGAGGAAACTAATGATTAATAAATTAGAAGCAAACTTAGTAAGTTTTAAAATACTCTTAACAAGAGATAACAAAATAGTAACAGAGTTCAGCACTTTGCCAGAGGAAATGGTAGACGAAGTCTTTCCTCTAGATGATAGAGCGTTGATGAAAACTATTATTAGAAATGGTAAAGAAAAACTAGGAGACTTACACGATTATTTTCAGAGAGAACTTAACTCTTTGAAGTAGTGTAAATAATTATCTCGTCCTTTTTACCTTTAACTTTTATAGGTTCTAAATATTGCATAGGTATGCTACAGTTCAGAGCTGTGGTATACCCTATGACTAAGTCTTCTCCTACTTCTTTAGTAGAACTTTCTAACCTAGCTGCTAAATTAACAGCATCACCAATAGCAGTATAATCAAATCGTGTATCACTTCCTAGGTTACCTACCACTGCCTCTCCACTGTTTATTCCAATACCTATCTCAATACCTAAATCTGCTTCTGCCATATCTCGTTGTATTTTCTGGGCTGTTAGGACTGCTTTGGTCTCATGGTCTTCAAGGTCTATAGGAGCATTAAAGATTGCCATCATCGCATCACCGATATACTTATCAACCATTCCCCCATACTCTTGAACAGCGTTAGCTTGTATAGTTAGTGTCTTGTTCATTATGTTTGCAACCTCTTCAGGCTCTAGTCTTTCTGACAAACTTGTAAAGCCTCTAACATCTGTAAATAAAAACGTACATCGTCTTCGTTCTCCACCTAACTTTAAAAGCTCCGGATTATCTTGTAATCTTTTCACCTGTCTAGGGTCAAGGTAATGCTCAAACTGTTTTTTAATCTGTTGTCTTAGTTGGAACTGAGTTCTAAAGTTTAAGTAGAATTGTTGAGTAGCAATAAGTGTCATACTTATCATACTC